CGGCTGGTCAGTCAGCCGTGACAGCAGCGAGCCATATTCACGGCGCGCCACGCGGCTGCCCTCCGGCGTGATAAGAATATCGCGCACGCTCTGCCGGATATGATCGATGTCCGTCACCGCTTCGCCGGTGTCGCGGTTCATGCCGAGATACATCACTGCGGGCCTCCTGATAAATCGCCGCCCGACTTCACTTTGTCGTGCTGATGCTTGTCTGCCACGATGCCGTTAGAGGACATCTCGCCGCCGCCCTGTGTCACGTCGCCATTGATCACCGCATCGCCATTAATACTGGTCTGGCTGGCCTGTACCCCAAACTGGTCGGTGATCAGCTGAATGCCGTCCACCGCTTCAATGCGCACGCTTTTAATGTTCTTTATCAGCAGCTGACCGGTTCCCGGCTCGTACTGGAACCAGCCACCGTCCTTAAACACGGTGGTGGTGCCGCTTTCCGAATAGTCTGGCGGCGGGAACGCTTCAGAATAAATGGCGGGCAGCGCAAAGGCGGTTTCCAGATTGCCGCCCAGGCTCAGCAGCACAACCTGTTCCCCGACGGTGGGCTGCCACCATGTGCGCGTATTACCGGCGCGCAGGGTGAGCCAGTTAATCCAGTTGGTTTCGAGATCGCCCGTTTTTACCCGGCACAGCCAGTTCACCGGGTCCACTTCGGACACTGTGCCGGTGCGGATCAGGTTGGTGATAAGGCGCATGATTTCAGTAAGTTGTGAGTTCATGGTTCGATTATGAGAAGCTGTCATAATGATACCAAGTAAGTGAAGTTGTACCAGTGACCACACAAGGATTAACAAATGGCAGTTAAAAAACTAGATAATCAGCTCTTAACATTTGAATCTGAAAATGAGATTTATAAAGATATTGAATGTAGTATTGAAATTGAGGATGATACGCACTGGAATAAAATAAATATAACCACATTTGACAGTTCCATTATAAAACTTAATGATAAAAAAGACGTTCGAGTGGTAATATCCACAAAAAACATCACTGGAGACATATCGAAAAAAAAGGAATTTATTGGGACTTCAATTACAGAACTTGGCATATCTTGGGGAAACGTAACAACAATTAAATTTTCATTAAAACCTAAAGAAGTGTTCATCACGCAAAGCATCGAAGGTATAAAAAGAAAAAGAATTGGTTTAATTACCTATTACATAAATAAATCACCGATGTTTTCCCCGAGAATCATTACGCAAGCCAATCAACATGGAAATGTAAAAAGAAAAAAAGGTGAAACCTTATCAATTAACATTGATAATGAATACGATGTTAAATCGGACGCATTTTTTTCATACACCAGCAATGATGGACACTTTGAATCAGACCAGTACCAAGCATTGACCACCAAGACCAAAAAAACTAAAAACATAAAAGAAGTCATTACTAATGAAATAGAACCATCAATTGAAGATATTCTTATCCTAATGACTTTTTTGTGTGATAGAAAAGTAAACTCTGTAAACTGGAGGGCTGAATTCAGCAACAAAATTATCTGGAATTACAAAAGCAACAAACTAAAGCCCAAAGATATTCATAATGAATATTTTGCCGAATTAATTGAAAGGAACCTCATAGACGAATTTTTCGAAAAAACTCTTCCTATATATAGAAACTCCACCTTCAAGAGAGAAATAAATAATTGCATACACTCTTTAACAATAGGAAAAAAGACTGTAGTTGAATTAACATTCCTATCATATTTTCAAGCATTAGAATCCATAATTCTTGCATTTAAAAGAAGCACCGGAGCAGAGTTCATACTCGCTAATGACAAGTTTTCATCATTAAAAAAAACATTGGCAGCCATCATTAAATCTGAACTTATTAATTTTAAAGATGAGCGCAGAAAAATAAAAAACAAACTTAATGAACTAAATCGACCATCATTCAAAGAGTCAGCTCTAATGTTATTTGAAAATTTTAATATAAAAACAAACGATACTTGGCCTCTATTTGATGACAAACAAAAAAACATCACAGGATTACTGACCATTCGCAATGTTTTAATACACGGAGATTTGCTCCCAAGTGAACAATTCACTAACATTATCATTGCAATGGAACACCTAAGAATAATATTAATAAGATGTATATTCAGCCTGCTGAGTTGGGATGTACTCAAGACTAGAGTAAGCGAAGGATTTTTACTTCAAAACCACAATTTTTTTAAACCAAAAAGCAAAGAAACATCTATTTCTGAGCTAAATGAATATTTCACAAGCAAGTGATAAAAAATGCAATTATTGGCATTTCACTTTTCAATCAACCAACGCAGAATTATCCTTTGCACCAAGCTTTCCACCTTGTTATTTATGCCCAGCAGTGGCCGCTCTGCATATTTAACTACATTGCCACGCCTGTTCACCCGATCCCGCAGCCCGTAATGATGAACGCGGGCAAGCCTTTGCACCGCAGGCACAAAGGCGATCTCTGCTGAATCCGCATTTGCCTGCGCCTTGAGATACTTCGCCGTCTTAAGCTTTGCAAACATCTTGCGGCGAATTCTTCCCGGCTTCGTCCGGGCCGTTACCCGGCGCGGTTCCCATGCACTACCATCCGGGGAGCGCTGCGCGGTGATATTAGCCTGCTGAATGCGCCGCACGTCCCGCGCCACCTCGCGCAACATTTTTTTCCTTGCCGCCGGTTCCAGCTTTGCCAGTAGCGCAGCCAGCCAGGCGTCCACCTCATGCAGTTCAGCCATGTTTCACCGTCCAGAATTCCTCCGGCGTCTGCGGCTCTGCCACTGCCTCAATGCGGGTTTTGCCGTCCGCAACAGTGGCGACAACCCGCTCGGTCAGCTTCAGAGTGATGCTGATATCGCAGCGATCATTGCCGAGAATATCCACCTCAAACGAAAACAGCGTTTCCCGCGCAGCGCTGTTTTGCAGCGCGTCCGGCTGGTTTTCCCGCAGCCAGAACAGCACCGGGGCCATCAGCAGATTCTGGTCGCCTGTGAAGTCAGTGATCACCACGTTCAGCGTGTAGCGATACTCCCACGACATCGACGTGGCAGAGGTGGCAACCAGCTGGCCGTTATCCACAAACAGGTGCAGACGGTCCGGGTTTTCAGCCACATAGGCCACCAACTTATTCAGGGCGAGGCGTAAGGACTGCGGCTTGTTCATCGTCTTTTTCCTGACAGCTGATGATGGTGTCTACCTTATCGGCACAGACCGCCCAGGCGGCCTCGGTTTCATCCAGCAGGGCCAGCAGCTCGCCGTTGCTGCGCGGCGCGGACAGGTCCAGCTGGCAGCGGGTGACTTTCGGACAGCCACTGACGGTAAGCGCCACCTCCGGCGAGGGCCGGTCGCTGCCGCAGCCGGATAACAGCATCAGGCAGGCGGGCATCAGACCAGCGGCGAAAGTCTTCATTTTCACGTTTCAGTTCCTCAATGGTGCGCTGTCGGTCACGCAATAATTTGCCGTTCTGCTCGGCGGCGGCATAAAGCTGCGTCTGCGCCTGGCTGTTGGTCTGCGTCAGGATCTTCAGGGCAATCAGCTGGCCGTTTTTCTGCGACAGCTTTTTGCCCTGCCCCGCGATGGTGGTCTGCTGCGTGCTGATGGTGTTGTGTGCATTACTGAGCCGCCACGACTGCACGCCGATTACGGCCAGCAGCAAAACCACCACCGCCATTACCGACAGAATGCGCATCATGCTGTTGCTCCTTTCAGGCACCATGCCAGTTCACGCTGACGCCGGTTTTTCAGCCCCGGATTAACCACGCCGTTGACGTATACCCAGCGCGGCAGCTGATAACACGCCTCGCGCCATTTATTCTGTTTCAGCAGCATGACCATCGTCGAATCACAAACGTTGCCGGTGCCGACGTTAAACGCCAGCGACACCAGCGCGTCATATACCGGCTGCGGCATGGTGACCGCAGCGCAGCGCGCCAGTGCCGCCTCAACGCGCAACACGTTACGGATAAAATTGCCCGCCGCCTGCCGCTCAGTGATGCTTTTGCCCGGCACCACGCCGGACGTGTTACCAATGCCGTCGGTCCACCTGCCCGCCTCGCACTGGTAAGGCTTCAGGCGGCACCCTTCAGCGTCAGCAATCAGCCTCAGTCCCGCCACCGACGTGTGCAACTGCTGAAACCCCGGCAGCGTGGCGGCAAGGGCCAGCACCGCGCCGATAGTGCAGCGCTTAACGGTTTGCAGATTCATATTCCTCCTGCGTGATGCGCCCGCGCGCCAGCAGCTGGTAAGTGCGGTGCTTGTAATACCAGCTGATCAGCGCCATCAGCAGGCCGATAAATACCCCGGCCACGGTGGACACGTCTTTCAGATCCATGCCACCCAGCCACGCCATCACTACCGCAATGCACCAGGTGATAAAGGTGCTGATTTTCTCCCACATGATTCAGTCCCAAAGCTGGACGGCCTGCACGATGGCCGCCGTTGTCACGTCCGGTAGCTCCACTTCCAGCCCGTGCGGCAGGATAGGGCCGTGTTCCGCCAGCCCCGGATTGGCCTGCAAAACCTGTTCGGTCATGCCCTGCGTGCGCCCGTAGTGACGCCAGCAGAGCGCGTCCACCGTGTCATACTGCTGCGCACGCACTTTCATCAGATCAGCTCCACCGTGCAGTGCGGCATGTTCTGCACGCGACTGACGGCCCAGCGGGCGTCGCGCCACAGATCGCCAGTGCCGTCCGCCAGTTCCTCACCTCGCCTGACCGCTGCGGCGGTGGCATCAAAGTCCTGATAACGCTCGTTCAGCACCGCGCGGGTCCAGCACCACACGGCATTCTGATAGTGGTGCAGGCGCGCGCTTTCACCGGCCAGACGCTCTCCCGGCACCTCGGCCAGGCTGTTAAACCCGGCCAGTTCCTGACGCTCGCGCCACGGGTACAGCTCCGCGTTGATTTCCGACATGGCAGTAAGCACCACCTGCCGCAGACGCTCCGGCGTCACGGTGCCGTCTACGCGCATCGCGCTGCGAAATTTCGCCAGATCGATATCGGGCCAGAATGAGTTGTTGGGGATAATTTCCGGCGTTCCCGCCGCCTTTTGCGGCGCTACGAATTCCATCAATTGCTACTCCTGAAAAGGTTGGGCGGTGGACAGGGTTTTGATGCGGCGCTGCCTGTCGCCACCCCGTGCCGCCCCGCGCGTGGGCACGTCCGGTTATCAGCTGGCGTTACGGATTCGCCGCGCCAGCTGCTCAATGTCTTTTTTCACACCGCTGCGCTCATCAAGCAGCATCGCCTGTTGCAGATGGTTCAGCGCCGCAACGGGCTGCGTGTCGCGCAGTAACCAGCCAGTTGACTTGTGCAGGCGGGCGCGGGACTGGTCGGGCATATCCAGTTCCCCCGTTACCTCCAGCGCCTCCAGCAACAGGGCCGGATCGAAGGCGTTGTTTGCCTGAAGGGCATTTTTCGCCGCGTCGGCCATTTCCTCGGCCAGCAGAGTCTGCACGTTGCGGCTGAAACCCTGCGGCATCACCCAGCCGTGGCGCAGGGCGTGACGGCCAATCACCAGCGCACCGGCATAATCACCGGCGTCAATGCGCCAGAGCATCACGTACATCAGCACGTCATCCTGCTGTGCGCCATCGGCGGCCAGTACGCCGTCCACCCACGCGGCATACTTCGGCAACACTTCAATTTTGATGTCGGCTTTTTTCACGGTGGACTGAATACCCTTGAGGCGGCGGCGGTCTTCACCAAGCTGCATCAGCATCAACTCATAGCCGCTGGCGTGGCGAACACTGCCGCCCTGCCGGGCGGCCTGTTCAGCCTGAATGCGCTGGCGGTGCTGCCGTGCAGGACTCAGGCTCATGGTTTAGCCCTCTGCAACGGCAGGCTGCTGGGCAGCCGCCACGATTTCAATGTTTTCAACCAGCGCCGCACAGCGGTAATCCTCCACCACATACGCCTCGTTGACTGATTCGAAGTTTTCGATGCGGTCACGCTTTGGATTATCAATCAGCGAGCGGCGGCGGGAGTCCTCCTGCCAGTAGATGGAGAGGTTATCCAGGCGGGTGATCAGCACGGCACTGGCCGGAAAATAGGGCGCACGCACCGCCTGCAAGCCACCCATGCGTTTCTGGCTGATAATGAGATCGGCGGCCAGCTTTTCCGTGTTCGCCTGTTCGTTGTTGACCAGCGGAAAATACTTGTCCGCCAGCAGCTCACGGCCACAGATCACCACCAGTCCGTCATCATCCTGGAAGATGGGATCGATCAGTTCACTTACCGCATCCATTACCAGCGCGTCGAGGTTGGCGTAAGTGCCCCCTTTGCCCACTTTCACCGCCTCTTTGGTGGTGACGCCATCTTTGGTGCTGCTGCCCATTACGTTATCGGGTGCATCCTCGCGGACCTTCTGCAACCAGCCCTTGTTAACGTCCTGCAACAGCGGATTTTCCGTGCGGTTTGAGGTGCGGGCGCGTTGCGTGCCGTTAAAACCGATCATGATGCGGTCCAGCGCCTGACGCTGCACGATGGCATTGCGGATACGGGTCTGGAAATCCTGAAACTTCGCCCACAGGTCCAGCCTGGCGTAAGTGATCGCCGTATCAAAGTTGGTCTGCTCACACTTATAGGTGATATCTGACATGCTCGTTGGATCGGACGGCTCACGCTCTTTCGCGCCGGTGTCGGTGGTCCCGGCAATGGTGCTGCCAACGCCGAGGCCCAGCAGCTGGCCGGACTGCTCGGTGACGCCAATCACGTTAATCAGGGTCAGGAACGCGGCGGACTGCTGAATGGTATCTTCCAGCGTCTGCGCCACGGACGGCTCCACGCTGAACTTACCGTGCAGCTCGTCCTGCTGAACGTTATACACGCGCGCCAGCTGCACCAGAAAAGCGTTGAAGGCAAAACGGGTCTGTTTTTTCATGGGGTTGCTGCTCCTTTAGCAGTTGGTCAGATGTCCGGCTGGCGCATTGCCACCCGGCGTGCGCGGGCGAAAATCCCGGCGGCCGTCTTCACGCTCCAGCGTCGTTTTCAGCTCGCTGAAGGCATCGCCCTGCGTTTTCAGATCATCACGCTGCTGGTTAAGCGCAGTTTCCAGCCTGCCAAGGCGCGTGACCTGTTCAGCCAGCGCCCTGTCGGTGCGGGTGCTGTAGTCCTGCTGTTCCGTGGCAATCAGCTCAACCGCCTGATGCACGTCATTAAAACGGGCATCCTCTGACTGCTGCTGTTTGCTGAACATGGCTTTAATGCGGGTAAACAGCGCGGGCTTATCCTCTCCTTCTTCCAGTTCGATCACGGTTTCGGTGGCCGCCGTAAACAGGTTTTCCGGGTGCTGCTTGCGGTTTGCCAGCGGGTTCAGTTCGGCTTTCGCGCTGAAGGCCAGCATTTCGGTGCCGAGGCTGGCCGGATCGTCGGTGGCGGCGAGGCCGATCAGATAGGCTTTGCCGGTGTCGGCAAATTTGGTGCTCACCTCCATTGAGGTAAACAGCTTCTGTCCCTGTTTCACCAGCGCCACCAGAGAGGGCGTGGGCAGGATGTCGGCATACAGCGCCATTTTTCCGGCCAGCGGGCCGTCGGTGATTTCTTCTGCAACCAGCGCACTCACCGTGCCATAACGGTTAAAGGTGCTGTCCGGTGCGTAAGATTTGATGTGTTCCAGATTGATAGTGGCGGTGTACACCGCCGGGCTGTAGGCGGCGGCCATCTGCACCAGCCATTCGCGGGAAATTTCGCGTCCGTCCGTGGTGGCACCTTCCACCCCGATCCGAAAACGTTTTGCAGTTACTGTCATGAGCCAGGCTCCGTTAGGTAAAACCTCTGAGAGCCTTATGTTTGCGGCTCAGAGACACTGAAACAACGCAAGCACGTTGTACGGCAGGCCACACAATGAGGCACAGCGGAAAAGGGTGTGCCGGAGCCGTATTTTGGGACGATGACAACGACACCCGCCCCCGAAGACCTCGATCCCCGCAGGCAGGCTTTAATTCTGTACTTTCAGGGATACCGTATCGCCCGCATTGCTGAAATGCTGGGAGAGAAACCCGCAACCGTTCACAGCTGGAAGAAGCGCGATAAGTGGGGCGAGTATGGCCCGCTTGACCAGATGCAGCTGACCACCGCCGCGCGTTACTGCCAGCTCATCATGAAGGAGCAGAAAGAAGGGAAAGATTTTAAGGAGATCGACCTGCTGGCGCGCCAGTCAGAGCGCCATGCGCGCATCGGCAAATTCAGCAACGGCGGCAACGAGGCGGATCTCAATCCGAAAGTAGCAAACCGCAACAGCGGACCGCGTAAGCCGCCGGAAAAGAACGTTTTCACCGACGAACAAATAGAAAAGTTGCAGGAGATTTTTCACGGCTCGCTGTTCGGCTATCAGCGTAACTGGTGGGATGCGGGCAACCGGCATCGCATCCGCAACGTGCTTAAATCCCGCCAGATTGGTGCCACCTTCTACTTTGCCCGCGAGGCGCTGATCGATGCGCTGACCACCGGGCGCAACCAGATTTTTCTGTCGGCCAGTAAGGCGCAGGCGCACGTTTTCAAACAGTACATCATTGAGTTTGCGAAAGAGGTGGACGTCGAGCTGAAGGGCGACCCGATGACGCTGGCGAACGGCGCGTGCCTGTACTTCCTCGGCACCAATGCCCGTACCGCGCAGAGCTACCACGGTAATCTGTATCTGGATGAATATTTCTGGATACCGAAATTCCAGGAGCTGCGGAAGGTGGCGTCCGGCATGGCGCTGCACAAAAAATGGCGGCAGACGTATTTCTCCACACCTTCGAGCCTGACCCACAGCGCGTATCCGTTCTGGTCCGGGGCGCTGTTCAACCGTGGCCGGGCAAAAGTGGATCGCGTGGATATCGACCTGACCCACCCGAACCTGTCGCCGGGGCGCATCTGTGATGACGGTCAGTACCGCCAGATTGTCACGGTGGAAGATGCGGTGCGCGGCGGTTGTAACCTTTTCGACCTCGATCAGTTACGGCTGGAGTACAGCCCGCCGGAATACCAGAACCTGCTGATGTGCGAATTTGTGGACGACCTCGCCTCAGTATTCCCGCTGCAACTGCTGCAAAAGTGCATGGTGGACAGCTGGGAAGTGTGGGATGACTTCGAAGCGCTGGCCCTGCGCCCGTTTGGCTGGCGGGAAGTCTGGATCGGTTACGACCCGGCGAAAGGGACGCAGAACGGCGACAGCGCCGGATGCGTGGTGATTGCGCCCCCCGCCGTGCCGGGCGGTAAGTTCCGCATTCTGGAGCGCCACCAGTGGCGCGGCATGGATTTTCGCGCCCAGGCCGAGTCCATTAAAAGGCTGACGCAGCAGTATAACGTGACTTATATCGGCATTGACTCCACCGGCGTCGGCCTCGGCGTCTATGAGAACGTGAAAGCGTTCTTTCCGGCGGTGAAAGAGTTTGTCTATAACCCGAACGTAAAAAACGCCCTGGTGCTGAAGGCGTTCGACATCATCAGCGGCGGACGCCTGGAGTTTGACGCCGGACACCTCGACATCGCGCAATCCTTTATAGCTATTCGCCGTACCACCACGGCCAGCGGCAACCGGCCAACCTATGAAGCCAGCCGCAGCGAAGAAGCCAGCCACGCCGATTTAGCCTGGGCCACCATGCACGCGCTGGCAAATGAACCGTTGCAGGGCGAATCCGCCCACACCCGCAACATTATGGAGATTTTTTAAATGAGCAAACGCAGAAACCGCACCCGCACGCAGCCCGTGCAGCAGAACAACATGACCGGCGGCGCAGCGGCTGAAGCTTTCACCTTTGGCGATCCGATCCCGGTGCTGGACCGCCGCGAACTGCTGGACTATGTGGAATGCGTAGTGCTGGACAGGTGGTATGAACCGCCGGTGAGCTTTGACGGGCTGGCGCGCACCTTCCGCGCAGCCGTGCATCACAGCTCACCGATCAACGTGAAACGTAACATTCTGACCAGTACCTTTATCCCGCATCCGCTGCTGAGTCAGCAGGCGTTCAGCCGCTTTGTGCAGGATTATCTGGTCTTCGGCAATGCCTATCTGGAAAAGCGCACCAACCGCCTCGGCGGGATTATTTCACTTGAGCCGACGCTGGCAAAATTTACCCGGCGCGGGACGGATCTGGACACCTACTGGTTTGCACAGTACGGCATGACCACCCAGCCCTACCAGTTTACGCCCGGCAGCGTGTTTCACCTGATGGAGCCGGATCTCAATCAGGAGATTTACGGCCTGCCGGAATACCTGTCCGCCATCCCGTCCACCCTGCTTAACGAGTCGGCCACCCTGTTCCGCCGTAAGTATTACCTTAACGGCAGCCATGCCGGTTTTATCATGTACATGACCGACGCTGCGCAGAATCAGGAAGACGTGGACAACATCCGCAAAGCGATGAAAAGCGCCAAAGGGCCGGGCAACTTCCGCAACCTGTTTATGTATTCACCGAACGGCAAGAAGGACGGGATTCAGATTATCCCGCTGTCTGAGGTAGCGGCGAAAGATGAGTTTTTGAATATCAAGAACGTGAGCCGCGATGACATGCTGGCCGCGCACCGTGTGCCGCCACAGATGATGGGGATCATGCCGAATAATGTTGGGGGCTTTGGGGATGTGGAAAAGGCCAGTCGGGTGTTTGTGAGGAATGAATTGATGCCGCTGCAAAAAAGATTAGAAGAGTTAAATAATTGGATAGGTAAAAATATAATTAAATTTAATGAATATAAGTTGGAATAATCCAGACGCCGCCTTATAAAAAGGTGGCATCTAAATTTCAAGCTCCAAAGAATATATACCTTTTTTTGCTAAACATTGATTTTTATTTTCTATAAGCCTGATATTATCGAGAATCCAAATATAATACCCATCCTTCCAAGCCCTACCTAATTTCACGCTATCAGGTTGCTCCAAAAAGTCTTCATATGTCCATTTTTTATAATCTACAACATCGACCATCGCTTTCGCACACCCACTTAGATCTTCATCACCATCTTTTAAATATCTTAAATTTTCAACAAGAACCAAATTGAAAAATGGTAACACAGGAGGCAACCAAGATCTTATTTCAACTTTTTTAGAACCTGACAATATATTTTCTACAGCGGGATATATTATTGATAATGCATCATATTTTTTCATTTTACATTAAATTCCCTTGCTATTACCTTATCATAATGATACTACTTCCTGTGAAATTAACCAACAAAAGGTTTTGAAAATGATATTTTTTATAGCAGGAGCACATGCTGTAGGTAAAAGTACCATCTGTGGTTTATATGCAAAAGAGAATAATTTTATTCACAAAAGCGCAAGCGCACTGATATCTGAAGCTAAGGGGCATAACTTCAACCCAGATAAAAAAACATCAACTGCCGAAGAGAATCAGAATTTTTTGATTTCAAAGTTGTCCGAGATAAGTGAGTCTGATTCAAACTTACTGCTTGATGGTCATTTTGTTTTGGTTGGAAGTCAGGGCGAACTAATTGAGTTGAAAAAAGATGTTTTTAAAAAAATGAAACTCGATGGCGTAATTCTAATCGAGTGTGAGGACATAAAAATTGAGGAGCGCTTTAAAAAAAGAGGAGCTACTCTTCACTATTCAGCAGCTGAACTTAGAGAAAAAGAAAGAAAGAATGCCGTTGAAATATGTGAGGCATTATCAATTCCATTACTAATTCTGAACGAACCAACTAATGAAGACTTTTCAGTAGCTTTGAAAGAAATTAGCTGATAATGATAAACAGGCCAAAATTGCCTGCTTATCGTTTAGTCAGATATAACGGAAAGACTGGGGAGGAACAGCTCCGGGGATTAACTCGGATAAGGATAGCGGGCTCTCATAGCGGCGAGGATTTTTTACCGCAATTGCAAATGCTCTGTTCTTATCTGAAAAATATTCGTCGAAAAATCCACGGGTAATTCCTGCATATCGCTTAGTAATAGTCCAGAGCTCAGATGGCTCAGATGATATAATCTCATCTATTTCGAACTCTCCAATGACTTTACCCACAGGCATAGTTGCATAGATAACAACCGTCTTGACTTCTTTGTTACGAAACATTGTCTTTCTGAATTCGAACCTTTTTTGTCCATCTAAAATTGATTCAGCATATTCAGGTTTAATTGACAATAAGACTTTCATTAACCTCTCCCGCTTCAAGTATTGCCCTTAGATGAGCATCACTTAACCGTAAAAAACCCCAATAATTGCTATTGTCGTATCCAGTGATTTCCATTAGCTCTTTCCTTATAATACGTTTTTTTAACGGGAAGTTATAGGAAAACTTGACGACGTGAGGGTAATTTTTTCTTCTATAGAGTAAGCCAAGCTCTGAATCAGTAAATACGCTATAGGGAGCGCAGTAAGACTTGAATTCATCGATACTAGAAAATTCATTAATGTTTTTGTACTCTTCTACAACACATACAGATGTTGCTACTGCTCGATAATAAGCCATGTTAGGCTGGTCAGTTGTCCGATAAATTAAAAGGTTATCGCCGGCCTGCAAATTGTCCATCCCCTTCATCCCTGCGAGATAAACTTTATGGATGCTATTTGTATGCGATACATCTTTAATTATAGATTCATCCTCATTATTCAAAATTGAATCAGGAAACAATCTTGTGTGCCACTCTGGTTTAACACTAAGAAGGAAATTTCTTTGATTCATTCTAACCATAGGATAATTTTTAATAGACATGACTAATCTCTCCAAACAAAATCTTTAAAATAAACACCCTCTTGCCCACTGTGGGTTTGTTCATTTTTTCTTGATGTTAAGATAAACCCATACTTTGTTAATAACCTTATTAATCCTTGGTGTTTATCAAAAATTGTCACTTAAATTTCATCAATACTGTATGTAAGAGAAAAGTCAAATATTTTCCTAACGAACCTATCGCCTAATTTAGTACCGTGACCATCTATTTTGAAAGTTCCACATTTGACTCTCTTCTTTAATGGAAAAGGGGGCGTCATATCATTAAGCTCTTCTTCTTCAACTTTTAAATAAAGAAATCCATCAATTACCAGTGCTTCATTGTAAGAGACATATGCCTGCGCTTCCCCCTTAGACACGAACCACTGTTCAAACTTAGGATAATCAGACTTTAGCGAGTCAAAAAAAGGATCTGAGAGATTCACATCCTTGAATTGTTGGTATTGGAACGACATTCAGGTTTCCTTTATTGCTGAGTATGGTCACCACAAAATCTACGCCAACTGTTAAGATTTGTAAATATTTACGTGAATGCGCGCGCTCGTACCCCCGCCACGCCTGCCCGCTTTATGTAGCGGTTTTCATGCACCTGCATGACATAACTAAAAGCCCGCCAGAACTGACGGGCCGGGGTTAAAACGATCCTCAAACGATCATGCGAATTCATGCAGCATAGTCATGCACTACACATGAACGCTTCGCAAGACCCGCTACTTGATCTTACAGACGGTAAAAACCAGTATATCGTCCGTAAGATTAGCTAATTTAACCAACTGTCGTCCTGCCAGACCTGCTGCATAATCTCCATCACTCGCTTTTTGTCTGCGTCCAGCTTTAACCCGCTGAGTTCAACACCATTGGCACTGCCCTTGCGGATACGAATAGCTGTATTGGGATAAAAAGGGCGCAGATTACGAGAAAGCTCGGACTCAAGTGCATCAAGTGTTGCCTGGCTAATCTTCTGCTCTTTATCGATCATTATTTCAATGCGCATACAGATTCCCCCTGGCTCATGACGTCCATTGAGCGGCTATATTCATGGCTGCGAATTTTCGCCATTAACTCGTCAGTCAGCTCTGACACCCACTGGATAGCCAGTCGCTTTTCTTCATCGCTGCATTCACTGGCCGCAACAAGCTTGATAAAAAAATCAATGCGCTGGAGCTTCAAAGACTCCAAAAGATAATCCTGCACTTTTCCTCCGTCACTGCGTTATAACATTGAGCACTGTACATAAATATAGTGTATGTATATACAGTATAACGAGTATTTCTAAATGTAAAATGATTTTTAACATTCAAGCAGACAAATCTTATAACGAGCTTTAGCAGCCCCATTCAGTACCATTGCTGCCATTTATCATCTTCCTGCAACCGCTGATTACGGTAGAAAATGCGTAATCCGGCAGAGGATGGAATACTGCCGCCGCGCATAAGCAGATCAATCTCTGACTCGCTGCCATCAAACCCTCTCAGACTCAGTTCCGCCTCAAGCTGCTGGCGTTGCTTATCCGTAATGGTCTGTTTATAGGCTTTTTTCCGCTTAGGTTTAACCAACCTGAGCCTGGCGATAAGTTCCCGCCGTTCCCTCTGGTTCATGTTATGAAGGTAATCATGTAGTTCCTTCTCATTCATCGTTTTAATATCGGGTAAATCCCCCCCTGTCTGGTTCAAATTTTCAACAGGGGGACAGTTATTGCCACGAGTCCAAGGGGCGCAAGCGCCCTGGTCGGCTGTCGCCTCCTGAACGTCAACGGCCTTACGAACCTTTTTCCACTTCACCGCATGTGTGCAAATCCGGCCCTCGGCAATTGGGGACCAGATGCCATAGATACGGATGCCGTGATCGCCGTAGGTGCCCGGCTCGTCGTTAAGCTCGTAGGCCGTTCTGACAAGATGATGTTTGCGGGGGACCAGCACGCCGCCCTGCTTCATGATATAAGTAGCAAAACAACCCGCATCAGCAGCAGCAAGCACTTCATCCAGACGCGGGTTATCCAGCACCGCCGTGCCCGCTTTGCTGTTGCCCTGTACTCTTGCGGCCTGTCCGGCCAGTAACCGCAGCTCGCGGTATGCCTGACGTCCGGGAATGCCAAAGAAGCGGAACTGCTGGACACGATGCAGTGATGCCCAGGCACTGACATGCTCGGCGCTGTCGCGCAACGATTTGCCGGTTTCCTTACTGATTTCTTTAGCCAGTCCCCGCCCGTCAATATTCTTGCTGATGTATTTGGCGATATAGCTTGTTGGCGTGCCTTTACGTGGATTAATAAGCTCGGATTTGAAGCGCGGCCCGGTATTGTTGCCAAGCTCCTCGCGGTCTTCGCGGATGGCAAATTTACGCAACATGGCGGTGATAGAGCGGCGTTCTTTTTTACGCATAAAGCACAGCAGGTGCCAGTGTACGGTCCCATCGTGGTGCGGTTCGGCAACGCGGATGCCATACCAGCGCAGCCCGGCTTTGTGCATTGCTTTGCGGAAAGCAGCAAAGGTATCCACCAGATAATCACTACTCTGCCGGACGGTGGCACGGGTCCACTTTGGATTCGGTCTGCCGTTGTTCAAAGTGGCATGGAAGCGCGACGGGCAGGTGATGGTGTAGAAAACCGCGCAATCACCGCGCATTTCTGCAATCAGCTCAAGCCCTTTTACGCAGGCCATCATTTCATTACGGCGGTGCGCTGGGTTGCTGGCGCTGGCGTTTACCACGTCTTCCATGTCCAGCGTGTCGCCGTCTTCGTTGACCAGCTCATGAGAGCGGAAGAACTCCAGCGATTTGCGGCGCTGCTCGCGTTTGTGGATCACGGCTTCATAGCTGACATACGGAGAAGCTTTCCTGTTGACCAGACACACGGCGCGCAGCTGTTCTTCCCGCCACTCGCAGCGCATCTGCCACAGTTTGCGATACCACCAGTCAGCACACAGCATCCGGGCCAGCGAAGGCGGGATCAGGTCATAGGGTACAGGCTTACGGCGGCGCTTTTTACGGCGCAGATGCTCAAAGGCCGGGGGGATTACATCAAGCCGCATCGCCTCTGCGGCGACCTTTTCCCATGACTGGCGGATCTGTTCCGGCTTTACGTCATCGGTAACAAACAGATCGCCGCAGGCAGCATCAAGACACATGCTCATGTGTGCCGCGACCAGTGTGGCAAGGCGTTTAACCTGGTGCTGATTCATTTCCGGCAGGATAAGCAGCCCCTCCAGCCCGTCCCGGCTTGCCATAAACCGGAATGACGGCGACACCTGACTGTCGCGCACGCGATCCAGCCTTTCAAGGCACGGCCTGATTGTTTCGCGCAGATAGCGGGACCAGGCTTTTGGCCTCCCCAGCTTGTGGAAATACTGAATCCGCTCCAGCAGAGGTTTGCTGATATGGGACGGCATGGCGTTTACATCAGCCAGTATCACCAGATCGGAATTGAAGCGCTGTTGCTCGCGGGCCATTTTAGCCCGGCCAATCAGCCGATCCTGATCCATTTCACGCTGAACAGGATCACGCGATTCATTGAAGAAATAGCGATCCCACACCTCATCACTCCGCGCCTCACGGCGCAGCTGTTCCTGCTCATTATCCGCAGCGTAAAGAGCGATCAGGTTTGAAAGCGCAGAAACCGGCGCAACGTTCGTTGGGTCGGTTTTTGGATTAACTGCTTTTTTTGGTTTATTCCATGGAAAGGCTAAGGCGGCCTCATCCGAGCCGCCCGCCGTGAGTACATTGGGGGAAGTGAACTTACTTAACGTCACGCCTGCACCGCTGAAATAACCGGGTGCATATCTCTGTGCGCCGGATAAACCCGATTAATGCGGTCATGCCCGGCAACGGCAATGATTTCCTGTGCAGACTTGCCTGCCCCCTCAGCCACGCCCATGCTGCGCTTTGCAGTAATGCGATGGCAGGTGAAATCACGATAAAGGGAACGGGTCAGGAGCGTGTCGCTGTTGGACACGATAACCGGGTGGCCTTCTGATGACCGGCGCGCAAGAACAGAGGCCAGATGATACTGATCGCTCTCTGTAAAACCGGCGGTGTGATAACCGCTGAATGTGCCATTGTAAGGCGGGTCGCAATAAATGACGTCTCCTGCCTGCAACAGCGCCAGCGTCTCGTCATAGCTGGCACAAATAAAGGTGGCGCGTTTCGCTTTCTCCGCAAAAGCAAAGATTTCATCACCGGGGCGGTATGGCTTTTTATAATTGCCATACGGTGTATTAAATTTTCCCTGTTTGTTATAACGACACAGCCCGCGATAGCAATGGCGATTTAAATATAAAAAACAGGCCGCGCGCTGAATATCACTCAGTTCCGAACTGGTGTTAAAACGTTCCCTGATAAAGTAATAACCGGCGGCGCTGTTAAATTCGATAAAATACTCACGAATTTCGGCCATGAACTTATGCAGGCTTTCAGAAATAACCCGGTACATATTAATCAGGTCGGGATTAATATCAGCAACAAGATATTGCGGGTAATCTGTCGCCATCATCACGGCACAGGAACCCGCGAACGGCTCAACCAGTCGCGTGCCAGCAGGCAGGTGTTTTTTCAGTTCAGGCATGATGGCGGTTTTGTTACCCGCCCATTTAAGGATCGTGCTCATATCACACCGCCGTTGTAATGTTTACTTTTCAGTTCTGCCATTTCCTGACAGGTGACACAGCACTGCACGCCCGGAACAGCACGGCGGCGCGCTGGCGGAATAGGTACATCACAATCAATGCAGAGAACACGGGAAACGCCCGGCTGCCTGTTGCGCGCAGTGTGAATGTGGCGCTGACGTTCTTCTTCCACACGCTGCTGTACAAGATCCATTGAATCAGCCATCAGCGAAGCTCCTGAGACTGATTTTCAAAACAAACGGCCTCTGTATCCAACAGCTCAATGATTTCAGTCGCGGTCAGTTCTTTCTTCCGTGCATGAATAGCGATGGCAGACAGTCGAAAGGAAACGGCCAGTGCATCATCACTACGCTGCTCATTTTTTGCCTTACTCAATAAAGCAGTAAGCACAGCCTCATCGGCTTTGAAATTACGGGTTTCAATATTTCGCATTTTTATTTCTCCTGAATGCAGGCAAAGGAATGCCCGGCGGGTTTACGCCACTAATTTCGGTATTGGGTTAATTCGGCATGGTTAACCGTTTGGGAAATAAGCTCACCACTGCACGAAAATGATTCATTGCTTTAATCAGCTCCCGCTTTTCGTCAGTAGTCAGATCACTGATATTGACGCCGTGACGCTCTGCCGGGATTCTTGCCATATAAAATATGGCTGCCAGTGCCCGCTCATTATGTTTATGATTCATATCGCGAGGGTCACGCATATCTTTAATAAACCTTTCCAGCTCCGGCTCAATATTCAGACCGAACACTTTAGCCCTTAATTCCGCAATATGATTAAGCGCATCCAGCCTTTGACCGGGGCTTAATGGAACAGTCGCTGTAGCGCCTTCGATAGCCATGATTTCCCCTGTTTGGTTGTTGACAGGTCAGCCAGCAGTACAGCCTGAGAGCGGCAGGGGCACCAGCGCTTGCCATCTTTTCCCAAAATCCAGCCGTGGCCGTAGTGCATAGCCGGGCTTTGTCTGGTGAGAAGCGATGCAAAAGAGTGTTCTTTCGTTGACATACTCGCCTCACAGCAGACCGAACGACGCACCGAGGCCCGTCACGGTATCCACCGCGCCTGCCATCGCCGGGTTAGCCTGTAAACGCGCCTGCATAGAAATGGCAGCCAGTGCCATCAGGCGGGTAACTGAGTTAATGCTGCATATCGCATCACGGCGGCCTGCGGTAGTTTTCACCTCACCAGAGACGGCACCAGCGGCTACGCGCCCGATTTCCGCAGTCGCGCTCATGACATAAACCGGCAGTTTATCTTTTGCGACTTCATTAATCGGAACACATGGCAGGCAGTGGATCTGTGCAAGAAAGCCATCAACCAGCGCTGAGTCTTCAGTCAGATCGGTCAGCAACCAGATTTCGGGCGGAGTAAGCAGGTGCGGCTGCTCAGGGTTCAGCTTGTTACGCAACGTCTGTACGTTCATTCCTGCACGTTTTGCCAGCTTTGCCATGTTGTGGCGCAATGCAAAAGCCCGGCAGGCTTCATCAAAATGTGGGTGTTTCGAAATGCAATAATCAAACATGATCGGAGCTTCCTTGATACTCATAATGAGACTTGAAGACCAACCATGATTTTGAAATTGGAATGCCCAAGTGATTCACGCGCCTGGTCAATTTTGTACATCAGGTAACGCAAACGTACATGATCCTTGTTTTTAACCTTTGGAACTAAGTACTTAGCCAGCTTCCCATGATGAATTTTTTGGTAAACCGAGCCACGGGAGATCCCTTCCCATTCTGCGAACTCTGCTGGAGTTGCGAACTCTTTTGGTACACGAATTGATATATCTGTGCTCATAGTGCAGTATCTCTTGGTTTATTATCGTTTATATCTCGTTTTATATGGTTTTGTTTTGCTTTTCAAACCATGAGTGGATATTAAGATCACTTTTTATATACGTCAAGGGTTTTGCTTATGAGTTTAATCAAAGCAGGAAACGATAGCGGGGGTCGCGATGCGATCAATAGGCTCATCAAGGCTTACAATTTCAACTCTCGCCAACAGCTTTGCGAACATCTTCAAGTATCAAAAAGCACTATGGCAAACAGATACTTACGAGACAGCTTTCCGGCAGAATGGGTGATCCAATGCGCCTTGGAAACTGGGATATCGCTTCTATGGCTGGCAACCGGACAGGGTGAGCTGGTTATATCTGGTTCAGAAAACAAAGATCTCAAAAGCAAAACCACCATTACAGTAAGACCAATTTCTAAAATATCTTCTGTAGGCATCCGACATGCGGAGTTGAAGAATGGTGAACTTCAATCGGATGGCGAAATTTTACTGGATAGTCGGTTGCTGGACTCTAACGCTGATGATTCGCTTTTTGTAAAAACAGCAGCAGACAGTTTTATGGTTGATACATCTGTGAAACAAATTAGTAATGGGCATTGGCTGGTCGATATTGATGGTGTAAGAAGCATCGTCAAAATTGCACGCATCCCAGGAAACAAAATAGTGGTTCACCAGGATGGAACATCTTTTGAGTGTTCTGTCGATGACGTGGAAGTGGTAGGACGTGCAGTCAAAGTGATAAAGAGCATCTGAATATGACCATCAGGAAACAGCCGAATGGAAAATGGTTGTGTGAGTGTTACCCAAATGGGCGAGACGGCAAACGTATGCGTAAGCAGTTTGCTACCAAAGGCGAGGCTATAGCTTTCGAAAACTTCACTATGGATGAGGTGAATAAAAAACCCTGGCTGGGTGAGAAGGAAGACCGGCGGCGTTTGTCAGAGATAATAGAACAATGGCATTCGCTGTATGGGCAGACGCTCGCAGACCCAAAGCGATTAATGGCTAAACTGCAAATTATATGTAATGCCCTGGGCAATCCTGTTGCTTCAGAATTAACGTCCGGCGACTTCACCAAATATCGCGAAGCGCGCCTGAAGGGAGAGGTTAAAAACGATACTGGTGCACTGCTCCCACCAGTCAAGCCAAGGACCGTTAATCTGGAACAAAGCAACCTTTCGGCAGTATTTGGCACCTTAAAAAAAATGGGGCACTGGCCTGCACCAAATCCGCTTGCTGGATTACCACGTTTTCGAATTGCAGAGGGTGAGCTTGCCTTCCTAAATAGGTGCGCCTAATACCGCTACACTTTTGCCTGCCCATGTTTCGCCCCGGGGAATGGACTGACGGTTTCCATAAAATGGCTAACCTTCCTCAGCAGTTGCCACATTGTCCGGCACCGATGATTCCGGGTTATTGTGTCGTGCAGTGCCTGCCATAGCCGTTCAACGTGGTTCACCC